TCAACTGTAGGTTGGGCTATGTCCTTCGCGGTCAAAGTACTTGATTCTAACTGGATAATCGTATGTAAGCATTCGTAGTACCATAGTGGTAAAACATACCTATGGTAGTGATTTTCAAGCCCTCGTTAATTCGGGGGCTTGGATAAAAATATGGATAATACAAGAAGTTTTGACTTAGAACAACTTTATAAAGCAAAAGAACACGCTGTTGGGCGGGAAAAGGAAACTATTGAAAAAGCAATGTATAATATTGAAAAGTCATCTCGTAACCCTGATATAGCACGAGCAAGAGAACAACTGATAAACGCACACAGAAATCACGCAGTAGATGACGCTAACAGAATAGAAGAACAGATAAGGGAAATGGAAAAATAGTGTTATATTCCTTATATGAGATATAAGATATGCGGACTTGAAACACATTCTAAAAGTGATACGAACACATCCGCAGTTGACTGGTGGAGAATTGTAAACCCCCTATCACATCTAAACCCCGAGAAGTTTGACGTAACAATAAAAAAGAAAATAATAGATGAAAAAGACATTATTGGTTCGTGGAGAAGACTTGGAAGAACTTATGACCTTTTATTTTCATCGTACATAGATACACCCAAACCCTACGCCTACTTGAGGGCTGTGATGGAAAAGTCAGGCTTAAAACACATAATGGACTTAGACGATAACCTGTATGACATAGACGAATTCAATCCCGTCTCACTTTACTATAAACAAGACCCACATAAAAAAGACATTCAAAAGGTTATTGTGAATGACTGTGAGACTTTAACCGTAACAACTAATTTTCTAAAGAAACTTGCCATAGAATACGGAAGAACACAACCTACTTATGTATTGCCGAATTACATTGACTTGGAAACATATAAGTTTGACTTTACCAAAAAGAAACAACCAGATAAGAAAATAAATATTGTATATCAAGGTTCATCTACACATTACACAGATATTGTTAAAAGTGGAATTATAGAGGCGGCTAAAATGATAATTGAAAAGTATGGTAAGAGAGTAAAGTTTGTATTTATTGGAATGATACCTGAAGAGATTGAAGATGCACTACCTAAGGGAAGATGTGATTACATAGATGGAAAATCAGACTTTTACGAGTGGGTAGATTTATGGAAAGAAAAGATGGGTAATATGGATATTGCTATTGCTCCACTTAATCATTCGGATTTTAACTATGGTAAGTCCGAGATTAAGTTTTATGAAGCATCAGCTTGTAAGTTACCCTTTATTGGCTCTAACACACCTAACTATCAAAGGGTGGTAAGGAGTGGGGTTAATGGGTTTACAGTTAGAAACAAACCTATTGAGTGGTTTAATCACCTATGCGCATTGATAGAAAACCCTGATTTAAGAAAAGAGTTCGGGGAACAAGCGTACAAAGATGTACAGGATAAAACTATTCAAAAACATATTGGGGAATACGAAGAAGTTATAGAAGGGGTATTAAATGACTAATATTGTTTATACAGCAATAACAGGTGGAAAAGATACCTTAAAAGATAACCAAAACACGATAGGTGCTAAGTTTGTAGCATTTACAGATAAATCATTTAAATCTGATGTTTGGGAACAAATAGCAGTTTGTAATGAGTATAGCGACCCTGTAAGAAATGCTAAAAAGCATAAAATTCTACCACATCTGTACTTTCCGGATGCAGATTATTCCCTGTGGATTGATGGAACAATATCACTAAAAGTACCCATTGGTGAGTTAATAGATAAATACTTAAAAGATAGTGATATTGCAATGTTTAAACATCCATACAGAGATTGCCTGTATGACGAGGCTTTGGCTTGTGTAAATTTTGGACTTGATAATCCCGAGACAATTAAAAAACAGGTTGAGGCGTATCAGTTAGAAGGCTATTTGCCCCGTAGAGGTCTTTTTGAGGCAACAGTGATACTTCGTAGGCATACAAATGAAATTAGGGCATTTAACGAAACTTGGTGGAATGAAATTGAGTGGGGTTCAAGACGTGACCAAATATCACTTCCTTATGTATTACATAAAACTGCAACAGACATAACGACAATGGAGGGCTTTGTTCACGATGAGGGTGGTAATAAGTATTTTGATTATGAAAGGCATTTAAAATGAAGATTCTTCTTTTAAGCGATGGGTTAAATTGGATAGTAGACAGGCTTTCCTACAAGATGAAAGAGTTGATACCACAGGATATTGAGGTAGATTACTACACTACAATTACACCTGAAGAGTTTATTAAAAAGGCAAATGAGGTTGATATTGTGCATTTTAATAATTGGGATGTAATAAGACAACTACAACTTATTCCACAGATAAAGTCTGAGGTTTTGATATCTGTTCGGTCTTTTAGATATCCTAACTATGTGTCGGAACTGCAAAAATTCTTTAACTTTCACATAATAAACCCAAAGCAAAAGGAATTCTTCCCCAATGCAACGTACATTCCCGACCCGATATTTGACTATTTCAAACCTGACCATAAGTTTAGGGTTGGAATGGCTTTTGATGACAATTCCTATAACAGGGAATATAAAGGATATAACTTAGTAAAAAAGGTATGCGATGACCTGGGAATTGAGGTTGTAGTGGCTAAAGGTATAAAACCTGAAGATATGCCTAAATGGTATAAGTCAATAGACTTATATGTTTGTGCTTCAGTTAATGAAGGACAGTCAGCACCTGTGATGGAATGTCTTGCCTTAAACAAGCCTGTACTTACAACACAGGTTGGAATACCAGCACTTTTGAATGTTCATTTTGCTGAAAGAACCTATGATAGTTTGAAAAAGGAAATAGGTAAGTTTTATACATCGGAACAGGTAAAAGACTACAACTGGGATAGTGTAGCAAAGCAGTTTAATGATTTATACGAAAGGATATTAGATGATAATTAGGAATGACGATGTTTCTTTTGATAGCAATGTAGAACACGTTAAAACCTTCTGTGAGATATGCGATAAGCACGGATTTAAGATAATTCACGCAATAACCCCTATAGGTATTACTCACAGCATAGATAGTTCATGGAATAACGACTTAATAGTAGCAAGAGGTGGGTGCCATACCTTAGCTGACAACAAGGAACTTTTGGAGTATTTACTAAGCAGAGATGATATGTTTGGTACACATGGGTTATTTCACTCACACAGGCCGTCTATGATGGATCAGCAGATATCTAAGGCAATACTTGAGGTTTTGGGCATAAAACCCGAATATGCTGTACTCCCGTTTAATGAGGAATCTCCAGAATACAAAGATGAAGTTTGTGGAATGATGGTTTTGGGTAAATCCCAGCGATTAGAGGATTATCTGGAGAAAATGCCTAAAGAAAACGATATACCAACCGATGATATAGTGTACTTGCACGAATGGAGATTTGGAGATGGTATGTGGTATCGTTGGGATAATCTTGATAGAACGCTTGAAAGGATAAAAAATGGACTACGATGTGATAATTGAACAAGGCAGAAGTAAAGAAAATGACGCTATCATTAAGTATTTAGTGCCTAAATGTGTCGGAAAGGTATTAGATATAGGGGCAAATGCCGGATATTTAATAAGCAAACTTCCAGACGCTATTGGGGTAGATAATTCCCCTATTGTAGTCAACAAGGCGAAGGAATTGGGTAGAAATGTTATCCTTATCAAAGATAAACTGCCTTTTGAAGATAAAACATTTGATACAGTAGTGTTATCCTGTGTTTTAGAGCAATGTGATGATTGGGAAAAGGTACTACTTGAGGCGCTTAGAGTGTGTAAAGACAGATGTATAGGAATAAACCCCATTCCAGGATCTCAGTGGGGTAAAATAAGGGGCTGGGTGAAATCAGTTATAGATCCTGACTATATGGAATCGTTTTATGGTGCGACAATACAATATCCTGACATTGCGGGTAAGTATTATTTTGAGATATTTGCACAATAATTTTAGGTATGTTAGAAACTAAATAGTTGGCGAATAGAATTGAAACCAACTAAAGAGTAATTCTTATCAGAAACGATAATGAAACCTCACCTATTCCGTATGGATATGTGAGGTATTTATTTTATTTTAGGAGGAATTAAAAATGGCATTTGATCCAACCTTCGGGTTATTTGGAACAGTTACAAGGGCATTAAAATTGCCTGAATATGGAGTGTCGGAAAAGTTAGGTGGTAAAACAGGAAGTGTGGAAAGAGCTATGCAAGATATGACTTCGTTTAGACCGCCGGAATATGACACCCAAACTACAACGGGAACCAGTGGTGGAACCAGCGGGGGAACCAGCGGAACCGGGGGAACCGGGGGAACCAGTAATTATACAAACCTGTATAAGCCTGTAAGCAAGAAGAAAACAGAAAGTGCTGGAGACCTTGCAAGAAGGTTAGAAGAAGAAAGGAAAAGACAGGAAGAAGAAGAAAGGAAAAGAGTACTAAAGCAAGTACGAAAGTCCTATGATCCTTTCTTTCAAGAACTTTCAAGGCAAGAAGCAGAAATACCAAACATTGAACAGCGATATCTAAACACAATGAACACTGCATATCAGAATCAGGCTGATGTTATAGGTAGGGGACAACAGGCAGGACTTGAGCAAGCGGTGGCTTCACAAGGACAGATAAAACAAAACCAAGCCACATCGTTAAGGGATTTAGCCTTAAACTTGTCAAGTGCGGTAAATGCATTTGGTCAAAGACTTGGTCCAGCAGGAGCAGGATATAGTTCAGCAGCCAATATGGCAAATTATGCATATTCTAAAATTGCTAACAGAAACACAGCAGATGTTATGAACCAAGTTAGACAGCAACTTGCTGATGTTGAAACAGTTAAACAGAATATCGTCAGGGATGCACAGGATAAACTAAGTGCATTGGAAATTTGGAAAGCAAATCAAACAAACGTTATAGCAGGATATGTCAATTCGCTTAGGGACTACATAAATCAGGCAAGAACACAGGGAAGAATGGCACTTGGGGAAAATGAAGTAAGTATGATAAGGGAAGGTTTTGCAAGGGCGCAAGAAAGAATGCAGCAAATCAATGACTTGGCTGTAACAAGCGCATATAAAATTGAACAGAATGCAGCGGCAGCGTTAGCAGAACAACAAGCGTTTAGCAATCAGTTGGCAGCAATGGGTAATGTTCAGGTAGATCCAATTACAGGACTTCCAATAGATACCGGAACAATATCAGGCAGTGAGTCTTCGTTATTAGTACCTTACGGTACAGGAGAAGAAAAAGAAAAAAGTCTAAGCGACTTGCTATACGGTACAATACCAAGTGGCACAGCACCGAGTAATACAATAGGCGGCTATTAAGTTTAATAAGGAACCAAATGAGTCTGCGTTCGTTAATAACAAACAGGGCGTCTGATAACTTAGACGAATTGAAGAAAAACTTAAACCCTTTACATTATGGTGGGTATGTTAATCGCAATATAGTAGCTCCTGCAGCTCAAATTCAAAGCAACATTCAGACGCGAGTACCTGCTTGGATAAGAGGGGATATAGATTTACTTGATGAGGTAGATAAATTATCAAATGAGATAGGACACATGAGAGATACCCCCATTATTGCTCCTAAAAATAAGGTAGCCGCAACTATACTTGGAACACTTCCCGCAACATCTTGGGCAACTAATTTATCTCCTAAACAAGCCGCCAACCTATCATTATATCCTGTAAGAACAGGGGCAATGGCTGCTGAAGGTGGAAAAAGTATGGTACAGGGATCAACACAAATAGGTGCTGGGCTATATGGTGCAGGAAAATCCTTAACAGGAAAACAAACAGAGGCAGAGAGAAAACAGGCACTTAGAGATTTGGGCGAGGGTGTTTTAAAAACAGGTACAGGTGGCCTTCAAATTGCTGGTAGTGCTTTTAGAATGACTCCTTTTGGTGCAACCACATCCATAGCGGAAAACATAATTTTTGAAACCGCTAAGAATATAAAAGAGGGAAAACCCGCTACAAAATACGATTTTAGAGGTGTGGCCAAAGATTACTTTCTATCAGATGCGTTGGGTATAAAAGAAACCCACCCATATGCTTCTGTAGCGTTAGATGTAATAACCAACCTCTTAATGGGTAAAGTAGAGGATAGAATAGTTGATATAGGAAAACTTGCAGATGCGGGAAAACTTGCAGAGGCGTTTGATTATGCTAAGACGGCGGATAATGCATCGGCTTTTAGAACTAAGTTTAAAGATTACATAAACGAAACATTGAATTATATGAAAGCAAATCCCGAACTTGGTGCTGCAAACTTTGGGGCAAAGGTAGGCGGGGAGGATATTATAGCACAAAATAAAAACTTTAAATCAAAAATAAAACCACAAGACTTAAAGGTTAAACAGAGTGGTAAAACCTGGTATCATGGAACAGGCGAAAAACAAATGAGTTCTATTAATGTAAAAGATACAACAGAACAGATAAAAGCCAGTCCAGAACTGGGGGGTATAAGACCTAAAGAATATATTACCAAAGCAGGAAAAAATATCCCAGAATCAAAGCAAATGGAAGTATTATCCAGAATGGGTGCAGGTAAAAATGAGTTTGAAGATATATTAAAGGCACAGGAGATAAAAGCAAATAAAGCAGATAGTGATTTACTATCAAAAGCTAAGAAGTACAAGAGTGCTGATGAGTTTGTGAAGAGTATGTCTACATTAAATAAAGAAGCTCCGATAATCAAGGATATTAGAGGATATAAAATATCAGATTTAAGTGATAGAATTCCACCAACGAATAATGATGGAACTATCACCCTATATCACGCTACAACAAAAGATGGGGCAGATAGTATTTTAAAGAGTGGGTTTAAAGGTTCTCGTGCAGAAGAAGGAAATGTATTTTTTACAACTGATCAACGAGGCGGTCAATTCATTGGAGCGGATAAAAATACAATAATTGAAACAAAAATTAGACCAGAAAAATTACTGCAAGATATAAGTGATACTAATAGACACAATATAGTGTTCAGTGCCAAAGATACTGATATTATTGGTGTTCCTACAAAGATAGTAGAAAATCCTAAACCGACTACAATTGAATCCCAACTAACAGACATCTGGAATCAAGCAAATAAAGCAGGTGGTGGGGTTAAGATCCCAGAGGACTTGGGTACACAAAAAGTTGGCAAAACACAATATAAACAAAAGCCGCAGCAAGAAATAGTCTCAACAAAGTCTTTAGAGTTTCCATATAAAGATATTATACCACTATCACAAGAACCCCAAATGCAATATAAAGATACAACACAATCATATGAGGATATTATAGCACAAAATAAAAAAATGATTGGTTCAACAATTGAAAAGCCGACCAAGTCAGTAAAGGAAACGTTTGATACTCTTTATACTCAATGGGTAGATAGATATGAACCGATAACAAGGGCATCTAAAGTAGCCAAAACAGAATTAAAAGCAAAAGGCGCACAGTTAAGACCGGAATATGACCCAGAATATCTTGTAAGAAGACTGACTGGTGCTGGTGGTATAGCAGATGCCAGATATCAAAATGAATTAAAGCCCATCATTGATACGATAGATGATTTGAAAATAGATAAAAGTGATATGGACTTATACCTTGCAAATAAGCGTATTGCAGGTTTTGAAGCAGCAAATAGAAAGGTTTATGGTGCAGATACAGCAAAAGCAAAACAAATAGTAAATGCTATAGAAACAAAATATGGTGCAGACATACAAGACATAGCCAATAGACTATACGAATATCAAGATAAAGGTTTTCAAGAAATGGTGGATGCGGGCTTTATCTCACCCGTGACCGCTAAGGTGATAAGGGGTCAAAACCCTGACTATGCACCACTTCAAAGGGTTATGGATGAGGTTGACGACTATCTTGGACTTCCCACAAGAAAGACAATGCAGGGGACACAACCAATATCTAAGTTAAAGGGTTCAACAAGACAGATAGAATCCCCGCTTGAAAATATAATTGCAAATACATTCAAACAAAGGGCAGCAATAGAAAAGAACAGGGTAGCCAGATCTATAGTAGATCTACAGAAAGTAGCACCACAATTAGGTTTTTCAAAGACAGCAAAAGCAGGAGACGATACTATCACTGTTTGGAATAATGGTAAAAAAGAATTCTGGAAAGTTGGAGAAGAAATTGCAGAAACAGCCAAAGGACTAAACGAAGAAAATGTTAACACCATATTAAAGATATTTAGAGCTCCTGCATCATTATTAAGACAGGGTGCAACAGGTAGAAATCCTGAATTTATGGTACCAAATTTTATAAGGGACCAGTTTGATGCTGCGGTAGCATCAAAGTATGGGTATATTCCGTTCATTGATTACCTCAGTGGCTTAAAATCAATGTTAACTAAAGATGATATCTACAGAAAGTGGGAAAATTCAGGTGCAAAGATAGACTTAGGGGAAATGTCAGGTAGAAAGTCCATTCAAGAATCGTTTAATTCAAAAACGGCAAAGAAAAACCTGTTTTCTTGGGTAACTAAAGGACTGGACGTTATGGGAGAGTTATCGGAACAGCCGACAAGGGTAGGTTTATTCAAGAAGGCTTATAAGAAAACAGGCAATGAAATGTTGGCTATGATGGAATCAAGGGACGCTACGGTTGATTTTGCCCGTATGGGTTCAAAGATGAAGGTTGCTAATTCAATAATTCCGTTTTTGAATGTTCAGGTACAGGGTTTTGATAAACTAATTAGAGCGGTAAAAGACCATCCTGCAAAAGTTGCTTTTCTTGGAACAGTTTATGGTGCACTTCCAGCACTTGCTACTACAATTTACAATATAATAAATCACCCGGAAGAATATAGTGAAATACAGCAATATGAGAAGGACTCTAACTTTGTTATTGTAACAGGAAGAAATGAAGACGGAACTGTTAACTATATTACTATACCAAAAGGAAATATAATACCAGTAATAGCAAATCCGGTAGAAAACTTCTTATTATATTTTGCTGGTACAAGTCCGTTGGAGTTCAAAGAATTTGCTACACAGTTCATAACATCTACACTTCCAGTCATAGGCGAGGGAACCTCATTAAGTGAAGTAGCATTAAAAACAGTAGGTGGTAACTTACCGCAACTTGTTAAACCTATAACTGAAAACTTAGTTAATAAGTCTTTTTATAGATATGATCCTAAAAAAGAAGAAGCGAGGGAAATAGTACCTTTCTACTTAAAGGATAAGGAACCTTATAAGCAAACATATAAATTCACACCAAAGATGTATCAAACTATTGGAGCAATATTCAATGTGTCACCGCTTAAAGTTAAAAACCTGATGGAAGGGTATCTGGCAGGATATGCAAAAATACCTGCTCAGATAATTGAAATGGCATATAAAGCAGGAAACAAAGAAGAAATAAGTCCTAATGAAAAGACAATACTTAGAAGGTTTTTCAAACAAACATATCCTACATCGGCGAAGGCTTCTACTGTAAGTGAAAGGACTACCCCATTTTTACAGAGAATAACTGGTAAGGTATCTGCGTCAGAAGAAGCAAGAATGGAATTAGACGAAGCAAGAGATGAAGCAAGATATTCAGGGAAGCCCGTAGCCACAAAAGATAGTATTGTTTATCCGTACAACGATACAACAAGGGTGGTAAAAAGAATAATTACACCGCCTGAACTTACATCTAACAATGAATTAAACAAGAAAATAGTTTCGGATTACAAGTCTGATTTAACCGATTATGGTAATTACATTATGTATCTGTACAAAAATAAACTTATATCAGAAGAAAAAGCAGGGGCGGAATTAGAAAAAGTAGAACTTTACAAAGACATAATTAGTGGCACTACCAAGTCTGGTAAAAAGGCAAAGAAAGTGGATTTAGCAGCAATTTCGCAAAAGATACTTAAACCTGTTAAAGTTGAAGTTAATACACCTAAACTTAATACATTTGACATACTAAGTGGGTATTCAAAAATTAAGGCACCGACAATAGAAGTACCTAACTTAGAAGTGGGGGTACCTAAGTTTGATTTGCCTGAATTGACGCTACCTAATTTTAGAAAGGAATTATAATTATGCCAATAATGACAGAAATAGAAATACAAAATATGGCTCAAGCCCTTTATGAGCAAGACCAAGATACACCTGATGCAACAAGTGAGGACTATCTTGTTAGAAGGTCTATTCTAAATGCAGGTATTGGTTTCTGGGAAGCATACGACGGGACTGAATGGGCATCTTTGTACACCACACTTGCAGAAAACAGCATCGGTGGGGATACAACAGTTGCAACAGATGACACACAGTCAGATTGTCCGACAGCACTTGTTAGAATAGGTTCGTATATCAAACTAACAAACGGAACCGATTCAGTCATATATGCAAGAAAGACACCACAAGAAGCGGCTGATTTAGTGGCTGCGGGTTCAAAGGATAGGTTCTTTTGGATATCAGGAAAGCCGAACGCTTACAAGATAAATTGGAATCCAAAGATACCAGAAACTTACAATGGCTGGACAATAGAATATCCTTACTATAAAAGAGCATCACAGTTTTCTGCTACTACCGATGTAGCGGACGCACCAGACCATCTGTTTTTAGTACATTATCTTTTGTCTTGGTTGTACAAAAATGAAGACCCCGGTAAGTCAAGGGAACAGTTTGATATCGCAAATGCACTAATTCAACAAATGAAGAAAATTAACGATATTTCAATACTTGATTACTTAGATAACAATATAGGAGCGGGGTTTGGATTATGAAACTAAGAAACTATGCTTATTCTAAAATACAAGAATTAAACATTCAGGTTGATAAGTTTAACGACGGGTTAAATGTAATACAAAGGGCTACAAGAATAAGACCTGCTGAAGCCGCTGAACTTCTAAACTTAATGTTAGTTGATGACGGGCTTCCATCGCCAAGATGGGGTACTGCTGTATATGGCGGGGCAATACCGGGGGCAAGTAAAATAGACGGCTTTTCGGAATATGTAAAAGCAAATGGTACAAGAGAACTAATTGTTATTGGCGGGGGGAAGGCGTGGAGACACACAAAAGACACTGATACAGAAATTACAGGTGCTACATTCACAGCAGGGGTAAGGGCTTATTTCAAACAAATAAAAGGTTTTTTATACATTTCAAATGGAATAGACCCGTTGGCAAGATATGATGGCACGTCCCTTATCACGTATGCAGGAATAAGCGAACCTACAAATGTACAACTTACAGGAGGGGCAGGAATAACAGGTACAGGATATTATTATTATGCTCAGGTAACTGCCTTAAATGCTATCGGGGAAACTGTGGGAAGTACAGAAGTTTCAACAACAATAAGCAAAGAAAGAACAACTTGGGTTGAGGACAACGAAACGATGACTATTACTTGGGATGCGGTTGCAGGTGCTACAAGATATCAAATATACATCTCAGATGAGTCGGGATATGAGATGCTTTTAACTTCAACAGAAACTAATTCTTACGTTGATGATAATACCGCAGTACCAAACCCTTACGTTGAGGTGCCTGACACAAATACAACAATTGGTCCGAAGTTTGGTCCGATGGAACTTTCAGGTAACAGACTGTGGGGAACAAAAGACCCGAATAACAAATATCGTGTTTATGGGACGGGAACAGGTCCAAGTATGGGTGTATTTTCTGACTTCTATGGTGGTTTTTGGATCGACCTTGAAAAAGGTGGTAGAACAGAACCTCAAGTTGTAGTTGACTATAGGGACGGACAAGGTAATTCTAAAGCAACTGTACTATGTACTACCCCTGAAGGAACAGGCTGTATATGGCAAGTGGAATTGGGGGCTGCTACTGTCGGGGATGTTACTTTCGTTATTCCTTCGGCAACAAAAGTTGTAGGTTCATTCGGTACTTCATCTCCCGCAACAGCGGTTATTGCGGCTAATGATGTCTATTTTCTAAATAAAAAAGGTGTTTTTGTACTTGGAAACGAAAAGCAATACTGGGGGGTTTTAAGAACTAACGAATTATCAGTTAAAATAAGACCGTATATTGAAAAGATAACAATGTCAAAGATATCTGACGCCTGTGCTTATTACTACAACGATAAAGTGTTCTTTTCTGTATGTACGAATGGTTCTTTTAATAATAGAATATTTTATTATGATAGGGAAAACCTATCTTGGGTAGCAGACTGGTCTGTGGGGGTTAATCAGTTTGGGGAACACACAGACTCAAGTGGGGTTACACACTTTTTAGGTGCATCCTCAAGTGATGGATATATCATTGAATTTTCAAAAAATATAATAGGGGATAGGGGAGTGGCTTTTGAAACAAGATACGTAGGTCCACAATTCCCTGTAAGCGGGGACTGGTCAAAGTTTGCAAAACTAAAGAAGTTTTATATAAAACTTGCAAACCCACGTGGCACGGTTCAGGTGTCCCTTGTAGGAACTGGTAAGTCAAGCACGTTTTCAACTATCGCTTCAGCAACTATCACATCAACAAGTGCGGCTACAGGTCTGGGGTTTGATCCTTTAGGAAGTGTTTTACTTGGTACATCTAACGGAACACCAACTACATTTGCAATAGAAAATACTCAAAGACATATGAGGTTAAAAGCAAGGGTCAGGGACATTCAAGTCAGGGTTACTACAACAACGCTTGAAAATGGCTATACCCTTATGGGATATAAGATAAAGGGAAATATACTTACTGTTTCTGACCCAAGTAGCGAAAAAATTTAGGATATGTTATTAAATTAAAAGGAGACTAAAATGGATAAATTTAGAAAAGGAAAATCAAATTTTGCGACTACACTTGTTACAGGAATAGGAACAGGTACAAGTGAGACTATTACACTTAATTCAACTGCTGGACTTCCGACAGATACGGAAATAGTGTTAACTTTCAACCGTGTTACATCTTCAGGAGTGGTCAATCCCACATCGCTGGTAGAAAGAATAAGAGGAAAGATAAGCGGTTCTACGCTGACAGCATATACACGTGGGGTTGATAATACTACAGAACAAGCACATTCAGCAGGTACAGTAGTTGAGTATATATGGAATGGAGATGATTTAAACGATTTGATAGATGGTATTTTAGTAGAACATAATCAAGATGGTACTCATAATTTAATATCATTTAATGCCCCCGAAGGCTTTTTACTTAATGGAAAGATAGTACCAAGTGTAACGTCAGGCAATCTAACGGTAGCATTAAAAGGCTTAGATGGTAACGACCCATCAGCAACTAACCCTATTTATATAAGAATAGGGGATACTGTTCATTCAATAACAAGTGCTTTAAGTGTTACTAAAAATGCAGGTACTAATTGGTTTAACGCTGGTTCTTCCGAGTTAGCCACTAAGGAAATAGACTACTTTGTTTATCTTGGTTATAACGCTACAGATGGGGTAGTAATAGGCTTTGCTCGTATCCCATATGCTACAGAATATTCGCAGTTTTCAACAACCACTACTAACGAGAAGTATTGTGCTATTTCAACAATAACAAATGCAACTTCGGGAGATGATTATGTTGTTATAGGTAGGTTTGCAGCCACTCTTTCAGCAGGTGCAGGATATACTTGGAGTGTACCAACATTTAATAGTAAAAACCTTATCCAAAGACCAATATATGAAACAAGAGTTTTAACTTGGCAACCAACTTACTCAGCAAGTGGTTCAATGACTTATACAAGTGTTTCTACACTTATAATAGGATATAAGGTTATGAATTCTTCTCTACAATACAATGTTGTTGGAAGAGGAACTACAGGTGGTAGTGCTTCAAACTCGTTGACTTTTACATTGCCATTTGTTCCTGGTTCGTCTTCTCACTTTTTATCATTTTTTGGATATTGTAGAGACGGTGGTACTTCGTATATGTCAGGTGCTTCTTTTACTAATAATACAAATGTAATCAGCGTTAAAAAGTATGATGGTTCTAACTTTGGTTTAGGTATAGATAGAGAGTTATATTCTGCTACTACAATGTTTTTATACTAAACACTTAATAACGAAGTATAAAATATACAGGATAAAGAATGGCTAAGTAAATGTGATAAAAACAATTATGAATGAAAATAAGTCAACGATAAACACAATCAAAGAACGGGTAGTAAAGCTTGAAACACAATATCAGTTTATATGTGAGAGGTTGTATGACATTCAAAATAATGACCTTGTGCATATAAACAAGAAGTTAGATGAGATAGACGAAAAATGTAATAACCTCGATAAAAAGGTTGGGGAGATGGCAATTAAAGTTGGTATTATATTTGCTGTTGCTACTGCTGTAGCAGAAGCAATAATAAGGACACTAATAAAGTAAAATGTCTAAACGCGTATGCCTACAGGCTGGTCACCAGGGAATAACTTCAGGAAGTACAGGAGCTCCCGGAGAAAGGGACTGGACTACTAAAATAGTTCCTATGATAGCAGAAAGGTTAAGAGCAAAAGGTTTAGGAGTTTATGAAACAGATGCTTTGGGTTATAACGATGATAAAGTAATTGAAACAGACTGGGACTTATTTTTATCAATTCATTATGATGCGGACATTTATAACGATACAGGCGGTTTTACTGACTATCCTGAACCGAAAACAGATGGTGCTACACAGGAAAGCCAAAGAATAGCCAAAGTTTTAGCCGATCACTACTTTCCTACTACTGGAATTAAGTATGTTAACAGATCTAATGCGAATACAAGATATTACTATATGTGGCAATATCTGACGGCAAAAACCCCTTGTGTGATAATTGAGTGCGGGGTTGGTTGGAGAAAACCTGAAGACTACAACACTTTAAGGAAGTACGACTTTATCGCAGATACAATATCAGAAGGAATACTAAAAGCATTTGGAACATTTTTAGATGAAGACATTCCATCGGAAGTAGAAGCACTTGGACTAAAAGAGATACCAAGATATAATAAATACTGGACATATAGGGAATTGATAAGCGACTATATTAAGTTATATAAGGAATACGAATATGAGAAACAAGAAAAAGAAAAATATAAAAAAGAAGCAAGGGAACTTCGTGAAGTTACTAAAAGCCAAGCTGAAGAGATTGCTACACTCGGACAAGCAGTAAAAACGCTTAACAACGATGTAGATGAGAAGGAGTTTGAAATCGCACAGCTACAAGGACAGTTTGCAGAAGTTAGCAGAGAGAGGGATAGTCTGCTTGACTGCTGTAAAGGTTATGAAGTCGCTGTTCCGAAACTAAATGCTAAAATTAACGACTTGGAAGCCAAGTTAATATCACAAAACCCGCTAAAAGACTATTCCGCTAAAGAACTTTTGAACGCATTTTTTGATAAAATATTTAGGAGGTGATAATTATGTCCAAAAACTTAAAAGAAGCACTAAAAGAACTATGCAGAGTCATAGTACTTGCTATCATTCCTATTTTGATAGAAGCATTAAATTCAGGAAAGTTTGATATTAGGATAATTCTTGTTACAGGAGCAATCGCCGCATTGAAATTCATAGATAAATTACTGCATCTAAACGCACCAAAAGGCGAGGCAGGTGGACTCACACATTTTTGACTTATCCATTTTAATGTTCCGTGACAGGTCTGTCACGAAAGTCTTGTTACATAGTGATAGGTTTATAAGGTATTGACAAAACGTGTAACGGTGATACACTTTTATCGAATGGAAGAGTACCCTGACCAATGAATAAAGATAGCGAAAGGTATATGATAATTTCCGACCTTCATGTACCTGATCACGACATTAAAACATTTAACTTAATTTTAAGGTTCATATCCCATTATAAACCAGACTACTTAGATATATTGGGGGACTTTATTAACTTCACAAAAATATCAAAGTTTGATCAAGACCCTTATTACAAGACTGACCTCGCAGATGAGATAGAAGAAGCAAGAGGAGTATTAAAGCAATTAGTAGAAACAACAAGGAAGGAAAATGAAAAAGCACAGATAACATACTTCGAAGGGAATCACGAGGCCAGAGTTGCTAAATATCTTGCTAAAAATGCTTTACAACTTGCTGACTTAACTTTCGATGATGAATATATTATATCTGTTCCTCACTTACTGGAACTAAAAAAGTTAGGTGTCAAGTGGGAAGGAAAGGAAAGAATAGTAATTAGACACAACACGGTATTTACACACGGGACCAATATAAGGGTTAAAAGTGGGTTTGCGGCACACGCTAATATTGATAAGTTCGGACTTTCAGGGTTTTCAGGACATTCTCACAAACTTTGTTTGGTTACACGAACACAGTCAGGAAACACTAAATTCTGGATAGAAACAGGCTGTCTTTGCAACTTAAGTCCAAGCCCAGCATTTGTGATACACCCTGACTGGACACAAGGCTTTGCAGTAGCAGAATACAGGTTTGAAACCCACCAGTTTTATCCACAAATAGTTCCAATTGTCAACCATTCATTTATGTACGAAGGAAAACTGTTTTCTTGAAAAAGGGCGTGTCGGGTTTGCTACAAGCAAAACGTGGGTTCAACTCCCACCACGTCCATCATACTACGCGCTACAAGACATTTTAAGACGCTTCTTTTCCAAAAGCATACATTTATCGTTTTTCACATAAAAACCCCTTACGTTGGCAATTAGAGGCATTAGAAGGCAAGTTTAAAGTAGTGTCTGTTCCATTTTAGAATATTTGTTATTTCATAAGAATGTGATATATCAAAAATGTACCTTGAAAACCTATAAGCAATACAAACCAATAAGGAGGCTTGCTGTGGAAAGGAAAGAATACAGAATTCGGTTGATGTTAAGCAAAAGGTGGATAAGAAAAGACGAAGATGTTGTTCGTGTTACCTACCTCATATACGCACCAGACCTGATGAGTGCATTGAACTTTGCCTATAAATTGGCAGATGCAGAATTTCAGGACTTTATAGTCATCGATACGCAAGTAGACCCGCTGTATAACTGAGGTCAAGATGTCTAAAATTAGCCCTGAAGTGCGGAAATTGGTTAGGGAACGTGATGGTAATAGATGTGTATTTTGCGGGGCAGAAGAAACAAAAAACTGCAGGTTGCAATTACATCATCTAAAGTACAGGTCAAAAGGCGGCACAAATAGTCCCGATAACCTTGTACTTGTTTGTCCAAATTGTCATAAACGCATTCACGGAGGATGAAATGACGGAGAAACTCACAAATAAAGAATTGTTAGAAGAACTTTCAAAGCGTGGTTATTTCGCTTCTAAAGTTCCGCCGCAAGTATCAGGAACTACCTTTGAACCCGATATTACAAAACTCACAGGCAACAAGTATCGCTTCGCAGTAATATCCTGTACTCACTTGGGATCAAGGTTTCAACAACTCTCACATCTTTACACCTTCTATTCCGTCTGCAAAAAGCGTGGGGTTGAAGTTGTAATGCATTGCGGAGATTTGGTTGACGGAGTCGGGATCTATAGGGGTCAGGAATACGAGGTCTTTGCTCACGGGGCAGATGCACAACGAGACTATGTAATTGAAAACTACCCTAAAATTAAGGGCATTTCAACAAAAGTTATCTTGGGAAACCACGATGAGTCCTTCTATAAGACAGCAGGATATAATATCGTGAAAGAAGTCTGTTCTGTACGTGAGGATATGGAATACGTAGGGGACTACTATGCAACCGCTATGGTTGACGGAATAAAGATAGCATTGATGCACGGTTCTGGAGGAGTTGCCTATGCGCGTTCTTACAAACCCCAGAAGATCGTGGAACAACTTGCACCTGAACAGAAACCACATATGCTTTTTGTAGGACATTGGCACGTACAGGCTTACATTCCTGCATACCGCAATGTAGAAACATTCAGTATGGGTTGTTTCCAGGCTCAAACCCCATATCTTGCAAGAATGGGTTTGTTTCCAAATATCGGCGGTGTCATTCTTGAAGTGATAACAGATGAAACCGGAATTAAGTCAGTCAAGACCGAATGGGTTCCATTTTATATCGTAAAAAAGAATGACTTTTAAGGTGATAAATGAAAAATTCAAATGAACTAAAGTCTTTGCTTATAGGAAGTCTGTTTTTACTATTACCGGTGATCCTTTTGATCGCTTTGGATCTACTCGGACTGGTAAAAATAGTATGGTAACGTTTTACGCCCTAAGCGAGTATATCTCAAATAGGGCGTATTTTTATAAAATAACTGGCTAAGAAAACGCAATGGTCTTTAGCCTTTGCGATGAATTAGCCCTGTGTTTCAATATACTTCTTAATTGTTTCCATAAAAGGTATTTAGCACTGGCTTTAGAATGATATTGACTTTCTTTAATTGGCACATTAAAATTATAGTATGAATTATAGTATGAAGATTATAGAATACAAGTTATTTCCCAACAAAAACTGTTTAGCTAAACTGGAAGAAACATTGGAACAGGCTAGGCTTTTGTATAATCAGGCATTAGAAGAACGGATAAGTTCATGGAAAGACAAGAAAAAAAGCATTAACTACTATGACCAAGCAAAAACATTTAAGGGTAAATATCCAATATCCGCAATGCTTACTCAATGTGTCTTGAGGCGACTGGATATAAGTTACAAGAGATTTTTTAACAAAAACAGTTCTTTCCCAAGATTTAAGGCAAAAGGTAGATTTAGAAGTATAGACATTCGTCAATGGGGGTTAAATGCCTCATTGAAAGATGGAAAGTTAAGATACGATAAAATGTTAATCAGGACTTCTAACCACAGAGAATTGGAAGGAAAACCAAAAACAGGTAGATTAGTTAAGCGTGCTGACGGTTGGTATTTGCAAGTAGCTTGCGAAATAGAAAACAAACCGTTAAGGGGAGAAATTAAATCTGTAATAGGCTTGGATATGGGATTGAAATATCTAGTTGCGGATAGTGAGGGTAATACTATCCAAGCACCAAAGTTTTTTAGAAAAACAGAAGCCAAACTTGCCAAACAACAAAAGATTTTAAGTAAAAGAAAAAAAGGAAGTTATGGAAGAAGAAAAGCAAGAGAATTGATTGCTAAGACACATCTCAAAATTGAAAGGCAACGGAAAGACTTTTTACATAAGATAAGTAGAAAATATGCTGACTATGACTTAATTGCTGTGGAAAAATTAAACATCAAAGGAATGTTAAAAAACCACCATTTAGCAAAGTCAATTACAGACGCAAGCTGGAATACACTTCTGCAAATGATACGCTACAAAGCTGAGAATGCTGGTAGCTATTTTGTAGAGGTTAATCCTCACTACACCAGTCAAAAGTGTAGCGGGTGTGGGGCGATTGTCCAAAAATCGCTAAGCATAAGGACACATATCTGTCCTGAATGTGGCTTAGTAATGGACAGGGACAAAAATGCCTCAATAAACATTTTAAGGGCAGGAATTGCCCTTGGTGGAGAGATGGGGTTGCCTATCTCGTTGAAACCAGAAGCCACTGGGTCTTTAGCCTAGTGGTAGTTCACGGAAAACTTGACCTGTCGTGTATAATGTAAATGGTGGTCTGTGGGTGGGGTTGGTTGGTCACTGACCCTTACCCATAGACCACTAATTTTATACTTGACTTCTCCCAAAAATAATGATATATACTTAGTATGACACGTCTGAGTCATCTAAAATTAAAGATAAAAGCCCCCTCGCACTTAGACGTGTCAAACCTTTAATGCGAGGGGACTTTTGTATTTAATTAAGGAAATAAAGAATGAATAAAAAAGAAGAATTAAGGAATAAAGTACTATCTAAGAAATTAGATATGTCTAAAATTACGCAATTATCGTGGAGTATTTCTCAAGTAGAAAAATTATATAGCTTAAACAGTGAAGAAGATATGGAGAATTTACTCAAAGCTTACGATAGTATATGGGGGGATTTTATGTATATAGCCCAAAAAGAGTTAGGATTGGTGGATTAAATGGAAACTCGTATATTAGGAACAGGAATATGGACAGACCCTAAATTTAGGGAGTTAGATGACAAAGAAGCTCGTATTACACTTTTTCTTTTGAGTAACGATAGAATTCCAACATTACCTTGTTATCAAATTGGTTTAGATGAGGTAGCTTTTTATTGTGGAACTACTGTACAAAAAGTTACTGAAACTATACCTAAATTAACTTATTTCGGAATTTACTACAAATTTGGATATTTCATATTATCTGATAAATTTACACGTGCAAGATATACAGGTGGAAAAACAGAGGAATCTCGTAAAAGGTTGTGGGAAAGTTATCCCGAACAAATAAGAGAATTTGTTGATATAGAAGGATGTATTGACCAACGATTGGGCAATGATTGCCCAACCGTAGGCTCTATAAATCATAAATCAAAAACAATAAATCATAAATCAGAAATCAAAAATACAGAATTAGCAGAAAAAGTTCTTAAATGGTTTAACAAGGCAATGGATACTAACTTTAAGTCTTATTACGGTTTCAAAGATAACTTGGACTTTTGGTCCAAAGTCTACTCGGAAGAAGATATTAAAAAAGCATTGCTGGTTCTGCGGTCTGGTGCGTGGTGGGCTAAAGATCCTACTCCAACCTTATTGTTTAGAAGAAAGTCGCCTAAAGGTGAGCCAGTTGACTACATAGGCGAGCTATTGAACCTGAAGGGGGGTGAGAACACGTGAGTTGGAAAACAGCAAAAGAAAAGTTTAGTTATTTTGAATTTCCTGAAAAAGAATTCAACGAAGCAGTTGCAAAGTACGAGGAGCAGGAACGTACAAACGACATAGAAAAGTTAATGAAAGACGGCATAGTTACAGCAAGTAAGCAATTCTTCACAAGGAAAGGTGAGAAAAACTCAGACATAAAATATAACGTGGTTGGTCTGTGTAATTTAGATGGTTATCTCGTGGATGTGTGGGAAATAAAAAATAATGGAAATATCACTGAAAGGGGTTGGGCAATGTTTAACGATGAAGACAATGCCTGTTTGGTAAGTAGTAAGAAGTATTCGTTTAAGAAGTCAGATGTAAGCACCGACTTCTTTGGAGAAAAGATATAAATATATTATTGACTTTCTATGTAAAGTAGATATAATAAAAAATATGAATGAAGAATACAACTTACTTAAAGAGGATATAGAAGCTATTTGGACAGAAGCAGTTTTTAATTCCCGAAATGATTTGATTAGAGGATATTGGGAAATTGGAGAAAGAATAAGACAGTTTAGAAAAGGTGAAGTTACAAGTTTACTGCAAGACCTTGCACTTGATATCGGGAAATCCGAAAGAATGCTTTGGTACGCAGTTTCTTTATTTGATATGTTCCCAAAATACCGAAGAATTGAAGAATTACCAGAAGGTAAAAACTTATCAATGAACAAACTTATTACTAAATATTTGACAGATGGAAAAAAGGAAGAAAAGCCAGAACCAGAGTATAGATGCCCGCAGTGCCATTACAGAGGGTTCAAAAGTGAATTCAAATTATAAAAATATGAAAGTACGAATAACTAAACTAATAGAAATAAACGATACCCAACTTGAAAGTGTTCCTTTAATGGAATTTTCAAGGTTTTCAGGTATGTCTGCGGCATATCTTTGCCGTGTTAAAAAGAACCAAATAGTGATATCTGAAGAAATGTACGACAAAATAAAAAAGCACTTGACAGACTTTATAAATAGTGGTAATATGGATACAGTAAAAAATTAAGAAAGGTTTAATATGAAAAACCAAAAACAACTTGAAGCCGAACAAAGACTTCAAGAAAATTACGACAGACTCAATGACCTTGTTGAGTCATTATTCCCCAGTAACAAATTGTCCTTAGAAGACCAACTGCTTCAATTAGATGAAGATCCTTATAAATATCTAAAAGAAGAAGAAGCAGAATATCTCAATTCAAAATGAATAAAGCAGAATACATAAACAAACTAATAAGTGAATGGATTGAAATATACCAAGAAACAGATAAAAGGACAAAGAAAGCAAAAGAAATAAGAAATACGATTAACGGGTTGTTTTATATGGCAGGTTTAGTAGGGTGCAAAAATGAAAGAAATTGAAGCGATAGATAAAATGATTGATTTAATAGTTGAAAACCCCGAAAAGTTTAAGGTTAGAGATATAGAAGAATTGTTACCAGCATTAGAGAAGGTTAAAAAGATAGTTAATTCATACAGAAAGGCGGTGAAAAATAATGGAAAAAGTAATAGAAATAAGAAAACCAAAACACGAAAAAAGGACTGATTTTAACTTAATGAGTGCGGGGATTGCCGTTGGAATAATACTGTTGATAATTGGTGTAGCTACAGTAACAAAGAAAGTTGCAGACTGGGGAGCTGAACATCAAATAGTAAAGCAGAACATAGTTAAACAGACATTAAAGTTTCAATTACCTTACAGGATTGAGAAAATAGAAGCGCCTCAACCTGTTAAGGAAATAGTAGTAGTAGGAACCCCATACGAAGAGTTATCAACAACCGAGCAAAAGATAATTCAAGTATGGGGGGACTACAAAACTTCAATGATAGCAATCGCAGTATTTAAGTGCGAATCAGGACATTTGGCTGATGCAGTGTCAGAAACAGGTGATTTGGGCGTGGCACAAATACATTGGAAGACTTGGAAAGACGAAGTAAAAGAAAAGTTCGGTTACACAGCAATAGATATGTTTGATGTAGACAAAAACTTAGAGGTTGCTTATTGGATATGGGACAGGGGAGATGGAATAGAAGGAAACGGATTGGGTACTTGGGACGCTTGGAGTTGTTTCAATAACTTAGGTTATTTAGATAACTTGCAGTAAGTTCCAAAGCTTGTGGGCTGGGGGGTTGGTTCGTGAACTCCAGTCCACGAGCTAACCATAAAGTATTTATTTTTAGGAGAATAATATATGAGTGATTTAACAGAAAAACTAAAAGAACTTACAGATGAATTAGTAGAAGCCACTCAAAGAAGGGACGCTTATGAGGTGGAATATGAGCTGGAAAAGGCTCGTATGATGTTCTCCGCCGAAGTAAACGGATTGAACAACCAACCGATGAGGGAAGCACAAGTAACAATTTTATTACACAACAAAGGAATGTTTGAAAAAATGGCTGCTTTGAGAACTGCAGGAAAAGTAGCTTGGTATAAATGGGCTGCAGTAAAAAGTCTTATAGATGGGAAAGAGGCAGTAGAAAATTATTAAAGGTGTTTTATTTAATTGGCTAATAGCCGAAAGGAAATATTATGTTTACACCTGATAAATTTGCCGAATCACAAGTAGGCAATTATATGAAGTTTGAAGACGGACAGAATAGGATCCGTATTCTTGAAAAACCAATAACAGGATATGTTTATTGGGAAGATGCAGAAGGTAATTTAGTTCCTAAAAATGAGATGGCAGGTAAAGGTGGAAAACCTGTCAGGGTAAAAAGTTGGGAAGGACTTACTAACGCTCAAAGGGGAGCGATGAAAGGTTTTGCCGCTATGGTGGTTTGGAATTACCAAGCGGAAAGAATTCAAATACTTGAAGTTAAACAAGTAGGAATAATGAACGCTCTTGAAGCATTATCATTAAGCAAGTCGTGGGGGGATGTTACATCGTTTGATATTGTAATTACAAAAACCCGTACAGGAATAAACCCTACAGACGTTGAGTATTCGGTAATGCCTGAACCTAAAGAACCTGTCTCAAAGGAAATTAAAGAAGCATACAAGGAAGCACATATAGATCTTGAAGCGTTGTATAGGGGGGAAGATCCTTTCGGGGTTGAAAAAACAGAACCAGAAGGATTAGAAGAAGTTGATTTAGATGATTTGAATGTGGAGGATTTGGATGCCCTCCTTTTCCCGCCCAACAAGGATTAGAAGAAGTTGATTTAGATGATTTGAATGTGGAGGATTTGGATGCCCAAGTCGCAAAGAAGTAGAAAGCAATTAGAAAAGCAGTTAGATAAACTTTGGAGAGAGAGGGGAGCAAATTATTGTGAAATATGCGATAAACTTCCGTTATCAGAAAGGGTTGATTATACAAAACTTGACACTCACCACATTGTTGGAAGGACAAATAAACTTTTAAGATGGGATTTACGAAATCAGCTGAAAGTTTGTCCGACTCATCACACATTAGGAGGAAGCGGTAAAACAGTACAAGATAATTTAGGGGGTTGGTTTTTGAACTGGGAGTCAGACAACGACTGGATGGGAAAATGGCGCAAAGAAGATAAGGAATACTTAAGAAAGATGTATAAGATACCTTACAAGCAATGGACTATAGAGGAGTTGGAAGAAATGGTTATTAAGTTAAAGGAAAAATGATTTGTGTTCCTGTGCCCCTGAGGGCTTTGGCTAAACTCGGATTAAAGTTCAGCAGGAACTCTCGGCTATAAAGGGGCAGGAAAGCCGAGAATAAAAAGAGGGTGATAATATGTCAGAAAAACTGAAGTTTTATAGAATATCTAATAAGGATATTGGTATATTAAGGGATATATCTTCTGGTTTGCTGTCGGCTGAAGGAGAAGCTGGATGGGAGGGAGCAGAGAACTACTCTGAAAGAATAGAAGAAATAATTGATAATGTAGAATTACATAGTCTCGGAGATACAATGCAAGATTGTTAGCAGAAATGACGAGGTTGATGGAACATATATGAAATATATTGAATTATTTGCAGGAATAGGAGGTTTCGGACTAGCACTAAACAGACTCGGACACGAGTGTGTCTATGCTAATGAATGGGATAAATATGCAGCACAAATATACAGCAAAAATTTTAGGACACAGGAGAACCGAGAAGGGGAAAGAGATACGAAGATATTATCAAAAGACATTCAAGAGGGATTACAACCCGTTTCAGGAGAAAGAGGCTTATCTGAAAGAGGAGACAGTAGCAAATACTCTGACAGGAGCAATACAGAAGGACAGTTTAATAGCATTGATACCCGAGACATCAGAACAGTACCCACAAGCGAAATCCCCGACCACGACATCCTTACCGCAGGATTTCCATGCCAAGCTTTTAGCATTGCTGGAAAACGCAGAGGATTTGATGACACCAGAGGAACTCTCTTCTTTGAAGTCGCAAGGATACTTAAAGATAAACAGCCGAAGTTCTTTATACTTGAAAATGTTAAAGGACTGCTATCTCATGACAACGGAAACACTTTCAAGACCATCATCTCCACGCTTACAGAATTGGGGTATGATCTCCAATGGCAAGTGCTTAACAGCAAGAATTTCGGAGTCCCACAGAATAGGGAAAGAGTGTTCATTGTTGGACATCTTAGAGGACAACCCCGACCAGAAGTATTTCCTATCGGAACAAGCAATACAGAGAATGAACCTGAAAGGGTACTCGCCCACACTCTCAATTCAAGCGACTGGCGGGGAGCAAACAGAAACCAAAAGCAAACAACCATTCGGACAGACGAGCAGAATACACAAGAGAGAGGGTATAAGCCCACCGCAGGTGGAATAAGCCAGACACTTGCTGGAAATGCTGGTGGACAGGGTGCTAAAACAGGACTTTATGCTATTAAGAAATTGGGGAACATTTATCCAAGTGGATCAGAAAATGGAGATGTTATTAGTCCTGATGGTATATCTAAAACTCTAAAGTCTGGGGAAAACAGTCCAAAGATTTTAGAAAATATGAAAATCAGACGCTTAACTCCAGTAGAGTGTGAAAGATTACAAGGATTTCCTGATAACTGGACTAAGTACGGACAAGATAATAAAGAAATGTCTGATACACAAAGGTATAAGACTTTGGGAAACGCAGTAACAGTAAATGTAGTTTATGAGGTTGCAAGGAGGCTTACACTAAACACGACACTACAAACTACAGATACGACAACCTTACAGTAAACTATACAAGAATGTATATTATACGGAGACACAAACCACATTTTCCACAAGGTTTGTTTCCGTGAGAAATAAGTAATTATTTAATTGAAAGGAATATATGACTAAAACAATAACAGTTTCAGATGAAACATACGAGTTAATAAAAAGTCAAGTAGAAGGAGAGAGAAAGTCTAATAAGTTGCAGATAAAGACACTTGCAGAAGAAGTTCTCTTTGAGAGTGATAAGACTACTTTAAAGGGAGCAGTAGAAGAAGCAGTTAGTAGAGGTGCTTACTTGAGAGATGCTGACTTGGGAGATGCTGACTTGAGAGATGCTTGTTTGGGAGGTGCTAACTTGATAGGTGCTAACTTGAGAGATGCTGACTTGGAAGGTGCTAACTTGATAGGTGCTAACTTGAGAGGTGCTGACTTGAGAGGTACTGACTTGAGAGATGCTAACTTGATAGGTACTAACTTGATAGGTGCTGACTTGGGAGATGCTGACTTGAGAGGTACTGACTTGGAAGGTGCTGACTTGAGAGGTGCTGACTTGAGAGATGCTGACTTAGAAGGTGTTGACTTCTACCATACCAAGTTCTATGGAAAAGGTGGAACTACAAAAATAAAAAAGAACCAAATAGATGACTTCTTAACAGCATTGGGAGTGGTTGTTGAAGGATAAAACTAAGTAATTATTTAATTGAAAGGAACAAGAATGAAAGATATAAAGAAAGAATTTGATGAACAGTTTATTCAAAAAGGAGAATTGTCCGAACCATATTTAAGACAATACGAGGATAGGGGTTCTGCTCCTTTTTATTGTAGTTTGTGTTCTATGTCTGAGATAGAAATGTCAAATAATAAAACGAAAGATGGAAGGTATTTTTGCGATTGTTCTTATTGGTCAGAACCACATAATGCGTATGTAGATAAAAGTGGTGGCAAATGGTTAGGGTGGAAAGATGAAAAAAAAGCACTTGATTTAATTGAAGAAATTACAGGTATAAAAGCGTCTAACGAATTAGTTAATAAAATATGGGATTGGTTTGAACCAAAACTAAAAAAGGAAAGAGAAGATGCTATAAAAGATATTGTGAAAGATATAGGGAACCTAAAGTTAAAAGAACGAAAAATAGACTATTCATATATAAATATACCAGAAGAATGGGAAGCAGAACCTGAAAATATTGAGAAGCGTGGCTACAATCAAGCAGTTAGAGAAATAAATAACAAAATATACTTATTTATTACTAATAACCTATCACAAACTAAAGGAGATAAACAATGAAGTTCTATCATGGAACTAATAATATAGATGAGTTTTTAAGTAGGGGCATATACAGTAGGGCTACAGAGGAATATCCCAATGCTTCCGATTGCATATATTTAGCCGTTGATAAAGAAGAAGCAGAATGTTACGGCAAGTATGTGTTTGAGATAGAGTACAATCCTAATAAGGATAAAACTAAAAATAATTATTGTGATGGTTGTTGGCAATTAAGAGTATATGAACCAATAAACCTGACCGAAGTCAGGCTTATTAGTTACAATGGGAAAACAACGTTTCCTAAAGGTATTATACACCAACTATCACAAACTAAAGGAGATAAAAAATGACTAAAAGGAAACAAAAAGCCCGTCTTTTTCAACGGGCGGTTGATAACAGATAAGGTTTCTTATCTGCAATGATATTATAACATAAAGGAGACAGAATGAAAAAACAAATAGAAGTAAATATAATATTACCGCCGACAGCGAGTTCTTACATAGATATGGATTTAGTAGAACTAACGAAATATCTTGTAGAGACAGGAAACGGTGGAGAAAACAATGGTGGGATGGGACTCGGTGGTAGATTTGGATACGGAACAACCTTTGAGAACGATACTTTTATGATGCACGAGTTTTGTTGGTGTGAAAGAGATGACTGTGGTTGGTGTAATGGAACTAAACCAAACTTCCTATACAAACCAACGAACTTACAAGTGTTTTGGTATAAATGGATTGGCAGAGATATGGAGTTCAAACCTAAAAAACCGACACAAGCAGAATGGGAAAAGATATTTAAGGATTGTATTAAATCTATACCACAAACTAAAGGAGGTAAAGATAGATGAAAGATATGAATAAACAAATAGAAGAAATAGTACAAGGTATTTATTCAACTTATGGTACAGGTGCTTTGTATAAAAGAAACAGAGATAGAACATATAAAGATTATGATGGTGAATTAGAGAAAGATGATGCAGATAAGTTATACAATGACATATACGCACTAATACAAAAGGAAAGAGAGGACGCTATAAAGGGTTATGTAAAATGGGCTTGGAACAATGGATTAGGTGGTTTAGTTGATGATGATTCGGTTGAAGAATACCTATCACAAACTAAAGGAGATAAAAAATAGATAGTTGGGTATTGGGAAGCGAGGGTTCGCCCTTGTTGGTGATTGTACCTTCAGCATCAGTATCCAACTACCTACTTAGTATTTAATTAAAGAAAATCTATGAAAATAGGAAACCGATTTTACAATAAATTGTATAAAGAAGTATGGTTTTTCATTCAGGAAAACTGGATTGAAATACTTTTACATTTAGCGTGTATAGTTTGTATTTATTTTATAGGAAAGGCTTGGATATGCCATTTGAAAAGATAAAGTGTAAGGAGTGTGGTGCTATATTTCAGCCTAATAATAGAAAGCAGAGGTTTTGTTCACATAAGTGTGCAGTAAAGTTCAATAGAAGAAACAATGGAATTGATGTAAAATGGTTTTCAAGAAAGGAGGTATAATATGCCATTTCGTTCAGAAAAACAAAGAAAATTTCTCTGGGTAAAACACCCAAAAATAGCCAAAAAATGGAGCGCGGAGTACGGAAGCAAAATAGTTAAGAAGAAAAAGAAGTGATGTTCAATGCATGGTGTTCAAAGTGTAAAAAGATGGTCCGCGTAAAAACGGAAAACAAACCTAAATGTCCGTTATGCGGAAGCCGTGTAGAAGTAAAAGGAACTGTACTTAAGATAATAACCTCCAATGGAGACTTTCCAAAGCATTTATAAACCTTGCAATTCATTCCTCAAAGTGATAAATATCTTAAAAGGAGATAAAATGAATTCTATAAAGCCCATAGATAGTAATTTTGATTATACATTGCAGACAACCATTCAGGAAAGGTTAAGGAAAATAAAAAGACTGAAGCGGATGTCTAAAAGTGCAATAAAAAAGTCACTTTATTCTTTAAGACACTCAAGTGTTCGAGATGCAAACAAGAAAACAGCAGATATTATTGCGGTTTATGATAATACAATACGGGATATAGTCATAGCAGTAGCAGATATATGCGAGTCGGTTATTCAACTTGGTTATACTGTGGATTTAGATGCATTTGATAAAGAGGATATTGAGGAAAGATATTTTTCGGACGGATATCTTCAATGCTTTTCTGATATTTATAGGAAGTTTCACGAGCTAAGGGGCAAACTATGACGCAAAAAGTTGCAAAAAAACCTTCACTAAATGACTTAGAAGAAATACTTGGATCTAAAGAGAGGGTTTTATTTTATTTAGCATGGCTCAAGAATGATAAAAATGCAACAGATGCATATCAGGAATTGCATCCAACTGCTCAAAAAAGTACTTGTCAGGTAAATGGAAGCAGAATGTTGTCTAAAATTCCGTTAGACCTCATAGCTACAGCTTATGGATTGGGTTATGAAAAATACTTCGATGTACTAAAAAATGCTATGAATGCAACAAAGTGGAACGACTTTACAGGAGACAGAGAACCGGACTACAAAACTATAAAACCATATCACGATAAATTGGGAAAACTACTTGGTATTGAACAAGAACAACAAACAAACGTACAAGTAAATGTATTAAACAAACTTGATTCTTATAAGAAGGATTATAACCTTGATGAATAACGGGTACAAAAAATGGATTGAAGAAAACCTATCTATCGTTAACAAAGAAGGGGTGCTTGTGCCTTTCAAGTTAAACTCCATACAAGATAAGTATTTGACACAGGATACTTCAAACAGAAAGGACATAATTTTGAAGGCGAGGCAACAAGGATTTTCAAGTCTGATATTGGCTATATTCACAGCTGATTTTTTAGTCAGGGAAAATGTTTATAACGTAGTAGTTGCTGATAATACTGATAATGCTCAAGGACTGCTAAAAAGGGTTAAAGACTACCTTCGCTGTATTGATCCGAACATAGAAAAAGCGTTGAAGTATAACTCAAAGTATGAGATGTACCTTGAAAGGTACAATAATACTTACAAGATAGGTACTGCCGAAAACATAAACTTCGGTAGATCAAAAACGATAACGAATTTACATCTGAGCGAGGCTTTTTTCTATCCTCATTTACAAGATATACTTGCAGGTGCGCTACAGGCGCTTGTACCAACAGGAAAAGCAATTATTGAAACTACAGCAAACGGCTTTAACGAAGGAAAAGAATTATGGGATAGGTCAGTTCTCGGGGAATCCGGATTTAAACCATTATTCTACAAAGCATCTGATTTCTACTCAAGTGAGTTTTTAGAAGAGAAAAACAAAGAGTTAGGTGATAGATTATACAAACAGGAATATCCCAATAGTGCCACCGAAGCCTTTATCACCAGTGGCCAATGCTATTTTGATACTGATTCCCTATCCTATTATTTAGAAAATGCAAAAGAACCTATTAAGGAAGGGGTTATATATGATTATACAAGGTGATTGCCTAGAAGAACTTAAAAAACTTCCCAACTCATCTGTTGATGCTATTGTTACTGACCCACCTTATGGAATTGGCTTTATGGGTAAGACTTGGGATAAGTACGACCCAACTGTTAATAAGGGTTCTTTCAAAGTAGGTACTGGAACTCATCCACAAGGGTATGTAGCAATAGATAGAAATGCTTTTTACGACTTTTCTTTTAAGTGGGCGGTAGAGTGTTTAAGAGTTCTAAAGCCAGGCGGGTACTTATTATCCTTTGGTGGTACGAGGACTTATCACCGAATGGCATCAGCTATTGAAGATGCTGGGTTTGAGATAAGAGATATGATTGAGTGGGTGTATGGCTCGGGATTCCCTAAGTCTTTGAATATCGGTAAGGCGGTGGATAAGATACAAGGGAATGAGAGAGAAGTTGTTGGTAGTGAACAAAAGGCTAAGCCAACTTTTCATAGCCAAAATGTTGGTGGAGAAATTACTGAAATAGATAACATAGAACTAACCAAAGGCACTTCCGAATGGGAAGGTTGGGGAACAGCCCTTAAACCAGCACACGAACCTATCTGTATGGCACGAAAACCTTTAGCAGAAAAAACAGTAGCAGAGAACTGCCTTAAATGGGGAACAGGGGGAATAAATATAGATGAGAGTAGGGTAGAAGGAACACAAGAATATTTAGATGGAAAAGGAAACCCAACACAAAAACAAAGTGGTGATGTTTATGGATTTGCTAAATATGATAAATTACACACAAGAGCAGAACCAAATACACAAGGTCGCTTCCCCGCTAACCTTATCCACGACAACAGCAAAGAAGTAAGAGAGTGTTTTCCTGAGACGAAATCAGGTGCAGTGAAAAATACAACAAATAATTTTAATGGAAGTAATAATGTAAATATAGGTGGTGGTATGCTAAGTCCAGAGAATAGCTATGGCGACTCAGGCAACGCCTCTCGTTTCTTTAAATCAATAATATACACAGCAAAGGCAAGTAAGGGTGAAAGGAATATGGGGTTAGAAAACTTTGAGAAAAAGAAAGTAAATGACGGAAGGGATACACCGATAGATAATGCTTTTCAAAGAGGTGAGACTAAACGAACCAACACTCATCCAACGGTGAAACCTATCGCCTTAATGGAGTATCTAATAAAAATGGTAACTCGTGAGAGTCAGATAGTCTTAGACCCATTTACAGGTTCAGGTACTACCTTAATCGCCGCCAAAAAGTTAGGTAGGAAATACATAGGAATTGAGTTAGAACCTGAATATGTAAAGATAGCAGAGGCAAGACTTAATTCAGTTCAAAAAAGGTTAATATGAGTTTTAGACAATTTAGAAAAATAGAAAAAGGAGAGTTCTTTATAGTTGCAGCAGATACATCCGCAGGTATGGGTGATTATTGTGCAGTACAATTTCTATCTAAAACAAAACTTGATATTCCGCTTGTTTATCATTCTAAACTACTGGCAACAGAAATGACTAACGCCATCTATCCTGTAATTGAAAAGATAGCAGATGTTACAGGTATTAAACCTGTTGTGGCTTATGAAAGAAACAACGGCGGGGTTTTTGAATTAGAAAGACTTGCCGCACTAAACAGACTTGGAAAGTATAGGATTTACAAGATGATTACGTATGGAAATATAAACAACCCTAATGAGTCAAAACTCGGCTGGGATACCAATACTGCTACAAGACCTAAAATGTTGGCTGACTGGAAGGAAGCAATAGATAAGCACTTGATAGCCATATATGATAAGCCGACAATAGAAGAACACTTCAGTTTCATTCTGTCTCAAACATCATCATCGGTTAAAGCAATGGCTGAAACCAATGCTCATGATGATCTGGTGATGAGTTGCGCTATCGCATATCAGTTATATCAGACAGAAGAACCAACCAAGTTAAAGGTTGACTTTAAGGACTTTCCTGATGATTCAAAGTTGTTTAACAGGGGTTTTTATTAAGGTTTTTGACACAATGATTTAATTGTGTTAACTACTAATAGTAGCAACCTTATAAGGAGTATTTTTATGCCAACCAAACCAATAGATACAAAGATAGATAAAGATAATTTATTTTCGGATTTTAAGGCGTCAGACAAGTATGTGGAAACAAAACGTTCCGACTGGGATGAAAAAGAAGATATATTTTTCTGCAAAAACCCCGATGAGATAACGGAAGATGAAACTAAGTCACAAATTAACGACCCGCGACTTGCAACTCATGTTTTAGAACGTTCTGGCAGGGTATGTTCACAACTGCCAACAGGAAAGCCGTTTGCACTATCAAAGAACGATAGGGGCAAAAACAAGTTGATGACGCTTGTCTTAAACAAATGGGTATATCCCAATGCTAAAAGTCAATTTCCACTTATAACTAAGTTCAAACTACTTGATATGTATTCTTTAATTTACGGCTCATCGTTTGGACTTGTAGACTGGGTAGTGGACAAACAAAAAGGATATATCGGACCAGACCTATTCCTGCTTAATATAAGGGATGTATTTCCACAAGCAGGTGCCATTTCTTTAGAAGACTCGGACTTCATTTATGTATCAACTTTAAAGACCAAAGAATGGCTAAAAGCAAGGGATAAGGATACTTGGAAGAACATTGATAAGGTGCTGAAAGGTAAAACTAAAGGCACATCTCGTTCTGAAATGTCCAGCGAAAGAATATCAACAAGATATGCAGAATTCTACAATTCCTATGATGCAGGTGGTAAAGACAACCCGTACATTGAACTTATTACAAGATACGAAAGGGATAAATGGATAACATTTGAACCTGAAACAAGGGAAATAGTAAGGGTAATTGAAAACCCGCACAAGAATGGTGAACTACCTGTAATTGTAAAGCACTGCTTTCCGCTTTTAGATGATTTCTTTGGATTGGGGGAAATTGAACGCGGGGCTACACTGCAAAAAGCAATAAATTCACTTATTAACTTATACTTTGACGGGGTTAAAATGGAGTTATTTCCGCCTTTACAGATAAACCCTAATGAGGTCATCGCATCTTCAATTAAAATGAGACCCGGAGCCAAAATGTATGTAGACAGACCAAACCAGTCGGTACAACCTATGGTGGTAGCAGATAAAAGTTTGGCTACATTCCAGTCTTCGTACAACTTCTTACTTGGTGCGTTGGAAAATACAAATGGAACATCTTCAACATCTGTAGCACAGCAATTTGATACAACAGCAGGAAAGACGCCACAAGCATTGAGAATGCAAGCGGCAAGGGAAAACACAAGGGATATGATGGACAGATACCAGATGGAGGTTACAGTACAGAACGTGGTAGAAAAGTTTGTTAACCTACAAGCCAATAAGATGGAAGCTCCTTTGATATTATCTTTATTTAAGGCAGAAGTAGAAACCATTGAAAAGGAATTTCCGGACATCGTGGAGTTCTTTGAGTCAGGTGAAGGTGCAAAACTAACAATTGATAAAGACATTCTAAAAGGAAAATATAGGTTTGAAGTTGACTCAGGCTCAATGATAAAAAGGGACGATGAGTTGGAACTTGCAAACCTGAATACAATGTTACAGGCTGTACTTAATAATGCACAAATAAACCCTCAAACAGGAAAAGTGGAGTCCCCGCTCATAAGTGTAATGGAAGAAAACGGTAAGAAAATAAACACCGCAGAACTATTCAAACAATGGGTGATAAAAGCAGGTGTGAATGATTGGGACAAGATAATTATTGAAAACCAAGAAGAAGAAGGAATACCGCTTGACCAAATGGACCAAGAAATAGCACAGTTTGAACAGCAGTTAGGTGGACCAACAGGACCAATGGGACCAGCGGGACCAATAGGTGGGCAGATGGGTGGGGTAGGACCAGAAGGGGGGATATATGCCTGATACACAAGCAGTAGCACCAAATAATGCGGACTTTCTGAGGTTTATTAAGGAAATGCGAAAGGATAACGAAAAGAAAAACACTTCTGTAGATGACCATATATCGGACTTAGCCAGCACTGAAGGATGGAAAGACTTAAAAGAATGGATGTTGAAAAGAAAGTCAAGGTTGCTTGAATTAAAAGACTTTGACTTAAACGGGGCAAATTATGAGGAGATGGGAAAGTTGTTTTACTTTGCAAGACTTGTGGGGGAAGAAATAGACGCGATCATTTCCAAAGTAGAAACTACCCATAAAGTCGTTGAGGGAGAATGAAGAAGACTTTGAAGAGGAATGGGAAGAACGCCCTAAACTTTCAAAGGAAGAAATTAAAAAAAGGGCTTCTGAAAAGTGGGAACAGTCTAAAAAAGACTGGACTGAATTAACAGAAGAAGTGTACGAAAACACTATTGAGGGCAAGTGGGTACAAAAAGGACCGTACCTCTACAAGAAAGATGCAAAATTAGAGTTTGCAACATATATCGGAAATGACTATATGTTAACCGAAGTTGACGAAAATGGTAAGCCCGTGTTAAAAAAGAAGTATTGAAGGTTACATAAGTGGTAATAACCTTACCACTTATGTAGTCTTTAATGGCTACCAACTTTAAAAGGTTACTTTAAAAAGGTTAAAAGCAGAAACGCTCCTTTTTAGTTGTCAGAAGCGTAGCAGCCTGACGCTTGACCGTAAGTGGCGTGTAATAAAATTAAAGAAGGGATTTTTTCAATGGCAGAAGAAATCAAAGAAGAAATAGAACAGGTCTCACAAGATGTAGATCCTGAAAGTGAGCCTGAAACAACTGAAGTCCCTACGGACGAAGAAGTTGATAGTAATGAAGTTGAAGAAATAAAGTCCGAACGCGGCAAAAACCGAGTTCAAGAGTTAGCGAATAAAGCCAAAGCGCTTGAAAGCGAAAAAGAAGAACTTGAAAACAGAATAGCAGAACTTGAGCCTTTAGTTGCTTCTGCACCTGTTGAAGATAATTTACTTAAACAAATTGAGGATTTCTCCCCGCAATTGTCGGGGGACTATGAATCCGACTTACGAACAGTGGAGGACAGAGCAACAAAAAAGGCTTTAGAGGAAGTAAGAAGGGAACAGATGAAAAAAGATATGCTGGTATCAGATATCTTAGCCTGCGAGGAGTCCTATCCAGAACTTCGTAAGGATTCTGATAAGTACGATGAAAAGTTGTCTACAGAAGTAGTATCTTTTTATACAGAATTAAGGGCATTGAACCCTAATGTACGTCTGAAACCTGTTGTAGACCGCTTAATGAAAATTAAAGGTTATACAGCAAATAAAAGCAGGGCAGAAATTGCACAGAACCTCAATAAACAATTGAGTGAAGGTGCTACAACCCCTTCTACTAATTTGACAAGTGATAAAGAAACTAAAGACCTAAGTCTTGAAGATATAGAAAAAATGGTCGGAACCGTATCGGCATATTAAGAAGAAGGTGAAAAATTAAAATAAAATGGCATCAACAACATCAACACTAAGCCAACTTATGAGCACTTATTACGATAAGCTGTTTATTAGTATGGTAAAAAGAAGCCAGATAATGGAACAGGGTGCTCAGAAAAGACCGCTTCCAACTGGTAATGGTAAGGTAGTGTACTTCCAAAGATATAGCCCGTTGGCACTGATATCGTCTTCTCCTACAGAGGGAGAAAATCCTAATGCAGTGGATCTATCAGCAACCAATGTTAGTTGCACAGTCGCGGAGTATGCTTCTTATACCAGGATCTCTAAGCTGTTATCCTTAACCGCTATTGACCCTAAAATGAAGGGGGCAGTTGAGGTAATGGGTATAAATGCTGGAGAATCAAGGGATGCTTTAATAAGACTTGAGTTGGATAATGGAACTGCACAACTTGCAGGTTCTAAAACAGCCCTGTCAAATATAGCGTCTTCGGATACATTCTCAGCCAACGAAGTCAGAAAAGCCGTCAGAACTTTAAAGCTTCAAAAAGCTATGAAGTATGACGATGGTTACTTCTTAGGTAAAACTAATCCTTATGGATCGTACGCTTTAATGGGCGACTCCACATGGGTTAATGCACATACCTACAAAGATGGAGACAATCTTTACAAGGGTGAACTTGGAAGATTACACGGAGTTAGATTCATAGAAGGTAGCGAAGCTACAACTACGAGTTCAACAGTTGACGTGTACAACTCTTACATTCACGGTAAAGAGGCTTTCGCAGTAACAGATTTAGAGGGAGATAAACAACACGTGTACGTCAAGAATCCGGGAGCGAATAGTACTGATAACCCAGTAGACAGATTCTCAACCGTAGGTTGGGCAATGTCCTTCGCGGTCAAAGTACTTGATTCTAACTGGATAATCGTATGTAAGCATTCGTAGTACCATAGTGGTAAAACATACCTATGGTAGTGATTTTCAAGCCCTCGTTAATTCGGGGGCTTGGAT